TCCTCGTTGAGGATGGCCGGCAGCTCCACCACCTCCCACGGCTCTGACTCAGGATTCTTCGTCTGGTAGTCCAGCAGCCGCCCGGTCAAATCGAGCTTGCCCCACCGGGTCATGATGATCAGGATCGAGCCGCCCGGCATCAGACGCTGCAGCGGGCCCGTCTGGAACCACGACCACGCAGTATCGAACGCCAGCCGGCTGTTGGCCTTTACGTCCTGCTCCGAGTGAGGATCGTCAATAACGAATAGATCAGCGCCGCGACCGGCAAGCGCGCCCCCTACGCCTGCGGCGTAGTACTGTCCGCCCGCGCTGGTGGACCATTTACCAGCAGCTTTCTGGTCGTCAGCCACCTTGGTGGTGGAGAAAAGTTCTTGGTAGTCATCGCCTTCAATTAAGTTTCTGACCCTACGGCCAAAGTCCTCGGACAGGCCCGCCGTGTGCGTGCCCATGATGATCTTCTTCTCAGGGAAATTACCTAGAAAAAACGCCGGGAACAGGTACGAGCTGAACTCGGACTTGCCCATACGTGGCGCGATGTTGATGATGACCCGGCGCTTGCGGCCCTCGATCACGTCCTTGAAGATGCGCGCCAGCTTCCTGTGGTGGGGCCCGACCTTGAAGCCTGGGTACACGGACTTGGCAAACTCGATCATGTCGCCGCGAGCGGCGTTGCGCTTTTGGTGCTCGGCGGCTTTGTCCAGCAGCTCCAACGCCTCAAGCTTCTCCTGTGTGGAGAGCTTGCTCATATTCATGAGCAGCGCCTTGGCTTGCTCAGGCGTCAGCGGTGGGTTGGTCGTCATCGGCCTGCGGCACTGTAGTTATATCTTCAATATCGGCTGGGGCTACGTCTGTGATGTTCATGAACACCGCCAGCTTCTCCTTGAGCTTCTTGTCGATTTCTTCTTCCGTGAGGTCGGTCTTCTTGACCTCGATCTTGTCGGTGAACAGCCCAACTTCTGTGACCTTGCCCAGCAGGCCAAGCGCCTTGAGCCGGATGTTTGAGTTGGGGTTTTCACATTCTTCCAAGAGCTTGGCCACGGCGTACCCGCGCAACTGCTTGGCTTGGTTCACAAATTCCCAGTCGTAGGCGGTCAGCATGCCGACGAGGTGGCGCACGGCTGCGGGGGTTTCAATCTGGGCGAGTTTGTGGTGGGCGCCGTCTTCCTGGGTGACAACTGCGTTGAACGCGACCCGGGCGGCTTTTTGCTCCAGCTCCGATATGACAGCGTCTGTGTCGGGGGAGCCCAGAGATGCGAGGAAATCTGCGGTTGAGACCTGTGCGTCGATGATCTGCGCCGTGGTGTGTTTCTCAATGGCGCGGCCCGCAGCGTCGTTTGGGACGATGTCCGGCTCAAAATCCAACAGGTGATCAAGCATATGCGGGTTTTAGGCGTGAGCCCTTGCTTACCGATGCTGCATACTATACACTGCGTTTGGCAGTTGCCGCAAGGCATTTGCTTTCTCCTTGGGCGTTAAACCCCATTGCACCCCGCTGGTTCTCCAGCGGGGTCTTTTTTGCCTGTATTTGTCTAACACTAGACAAAGATGTGCTGAAATTTATATAAAAATTAGCGAGTTTATCGTGCAGCGATAACTTTTTTGATTGCTGTAGGTGGTAAGTATTACTGAGATGTGGAGTGTGGTTGCAAAACAGTGTTTGTACAGCCACGCCGCACCGGGTCTATATATGGGGGGTGGGGGTACGGTGGGGGTCAAACGGGGGGTCGGCCATGACCTTCCAAAAACCCCCCATACGTCAAATAAAGACATCGGTAGGGGATTGGCCCCTGCTGATACTTAACCGATAGGAGTACTTCCATGCTTTCCATTCAACAGTACGCGGCTCGTGTTGGCCGCACCAGCGCAGAGATGCGTGCCGGTGCTGGCGCATTCCACGTTGCCTACGTCAGCGGCACACCCGAGCAGCGGGCAGACCTACAGCGCCGCTGGATGCTCGGGCATCTTGAGGGTGAGGTGAAGGCCAAGGCCATCACTGGCGAGCCAGAGAGAATTCTCTCTCGGGGCAAGGGCAAGGGCGCAAGCAAGGCGCACATCGGTGCGATAGATCGGGCGTACAGCTCGTTCAGGTACTGCGTGATTCGCCCGGTCAATAAGGCGAAGAAGGCCGAGCCTACGAGCAGTGCACGCATCAGCCGTGAAGCACGGACGATGGCCAAGGCGCTGATTGATCTGTGCGGTTCGGTCGCTGCAGCCAAAGCTGCTCTGGCTGCCGTCTAACTCTCAGAGAGAACTTTCTCTCTCGATCACAGCGGGTCAGGCTGGCCCGCTGTTTCTTTTCCTGTCTAACACTTTTCCACCCAGCGCAACAACACCCACGTTGCACCCTTCACCTTTCCATTTCTAGGAGTTCCCATCATGCAATTCACTGTCATCCTGCGCCACGAGGGCGTTGACCGCACCTACCACTGCCAGAACCGCTTCGATGCGGATGTTCTGTTCGACGCCCTGCAATCCCTCAATGCCCGCATCGAGCTTTGGCAGGGTATGCAACTGCTGTCCTACTACGACCTCGACTTCACCAAGTAAGAAACTCTCTCAGCCTTGCGTGCAGGGCTGTGGGGGCGATCTTGCCCATGTCAACACAGGAGAACTTCCATGACAACCAAGCACACCGGCATCGTGCAAATCGGCCAGAGAGAATTCTCTCTCATCGAGGAGCTGCCCCTGGGCGAGCACCGCCCAGACTTCTGCATCTGGCGCGTCATCGAGCGCCGCACAGGCAACGAGACAGTCCTCGCCTCGGTCAACGCCCTTGAGCGTTGGTTCATTGAGCAGAACGCCTACGCAGCCATGCGTGCAACCCACAATGCCCGTTAAGGACTACCATCTGGCGCAGCTTCGCAAGCTGCGCGATGAGCTGTACGCCAAGCTGCCCCCACAAGAGCAGCGGCGTATCGACGAGGCCCGCCATGCCCGCCTTGAGTGGCAAGCATGGCGTAGTAAACAACGCACCTTGTGGAATCACCATGATTCCTCCGCCGGCGGCACTGTCCATTCATTACTACGCCAGTACCGCGTTTAAGTGTGCGTAAGTCCTTGATCTATAAGGCGTTGTCCATGTTCTATCCCCTCTATCTATATAAATAAAAACTTTTAAAGAAAGAAGAAAGCACTCATGCCCACCCTGCCAACTCATACTCTGCTAATTAATTTGAAAGTCTCGGGCAAGCGATGTCCCAGAAAAATACAGATAGAGGGGACGCAAACGTATAATCCCCATACACAACAACAACTTACACACACTTAATCGCGGTACGGGCGTAGTAATCTATGCCAAACTGTCAACAACTGCATACCAACTCGGAGGAATCATGCGCGATCCATACAACCGCTTCCGCAACAAGTCATACCGCGAGATCATGTGGCTCTTGCGCCAAGAGGAGATGCCCGAAGTAATGATCGACAAGACCATCGACGCCATCAAAGCGCAGCGCCATGCCTTGAGCGTGGCCAAGCGCAAACGTGCCGCACACAAGCAGGCATGGGACGACCTGATCGCTGCGCTCCAGCACGAGCGGCGCATTGTGCGCTCGATGGTCAGGTACAAGACCACAACGCAGGCGCCAGAGCGCGACTCGTTCGTGCAAGATTACTACGACTTGCTCAACAAGGCATACGCCAAGCTGGCTGCTATGCGCAGCGCCCGCGACGCACTGCCCGAGCACAGCCATTGGACGGACTACATACCTGACCGCATCAAGGACGCGTTCATCGTGGAGGCCAGCGCCATACCTGTGCGCGCCAAGGCCAAGTTCAAAGAGCCGTTCACCCGCACCGTGCCCGCGCTACTGCACAACCGCAAGAAAGCACGCATGCTCAAGCACATCAACACCGAGCTCGACTCCGCTACTGCCTCGGACGATACGGACAAGGCCAGCCGGTTGCGTGCAGCCAGGGACACACTCCGGGCGCTGCCAGACAACGCACATGTACCCAACCACTGGACAGAGTTGCTGGGGTTAGACACCCTGTCTCACCAACGAAACACAAACATGGCCAAGCCGCACAGCCATACCCAATGTGCGGCACTTGTAAAAAGGAGAAAGTAAATGAGAAATGTGACAGCGATACGCACGTTCAGGGTCGCCCTGACTGCAGATCAGTGGGCCTTGTATGACATCGAGGGGCGCGACGCAGCAGCACGCGCACTGAACCAATGGGCCGAGGACGCGCTCAATACCTGTACTACCAAGGGCGAAGCCGCGCAGGTTATCGCTACTGCCCAGGACAGGTACAGCAGCTTCGGCGCAGCAGACAGCGAAGGGTATGACGTAATGGATGCGCTGCTGGCCGTGGCC